CGGCCATTCAAAATATCTATTCAATACTCTATTCATCATCAATACAACATAAAAATAATCTGCACTACCATATACCTTAAATGCTACATCTTCAGGTTTTTCACCATCTTCTACATCATAACTATCATATAAGGCATAATTATCTCGTACCTTGTTTCTAATTTTTACTCTACGAAATATATCAGGCACCAATTTAAGTTCTTCATTGCCTTTGATATCGTATCTGATTTTAGGAAATTGTGTAAAAAACATAATTCTTAATGACCTTCAAAGATTTTTTGTTTAGTCATCAATTCTAATTCTTGGAATGTTAATGACATTTTGTAAGATACTGGAGCAGCTCCTTTACTATCTGGTTCAAATGTACTAAATTGTGCCTCTGGTCCAAAATCAACCGTCATATCTTTTAATGCACATTTTGATATTCTATTCATGTATTCGTTCTCTTGTCCTAAATGAGCATAATGTATCTCGAATTCAGATGGTACTTTAAATAATCTACCACCAGTTAGACCTGTTTCTAAATCAGGATGCATATGATATTTAAATAGAAATACAATATTCTGTACTGCCTCTAATTCTTTTTTGTTTCGTGGGTGGAAATCAAATGCATATGTAAAACTTCTAAATTGTGGTCCACCATAAAATTGTTCTTCGTTAGGGTTAATTGCAACACCAAATGCCTTACTTGCTAGTTTTACGGGGTCACCTGCACCTGCCATAGATACAAATTCACCTAATACATTTTTACCATATTGACCAACACCACTTGTCACACCAGCCGCAATTGCTTTTGCCATTTGTGTCTTATCACTTGCTGTTTTTGCATTACCAATTGTTCTTGCAATATCACCTGATAATTCTGTTGCCTCTGCCTCATAGTTTGCACCATATGTCACTTTAACACCTGGTGGCATATACAATGCTATAGCACTTGTTACCTGTGTATGTGTAGGTAATTTTGATAATACTGAATTGTCTGTTTTAACTTCTCTAAAATTACCACTATTCTTTCTTATCTCATCTAATGTAGTTTCACCATCACCTTGGTCTGTCACAAAACCCATTTTCTGCGATACAGCAAAGTCTTTATTATTCTTGCCACTAAATTGGTTCTTTAATGAATAGAATATAATATAGTGACCTAATCCTTCACTTGTTAAATCTATTGGATATTGTATTTGTGAGAAAGATAAAGGGTCTCTCTTCATCTTTTCTTGAGGACTATCATCTACCTCAAATGGTGACTTCTTCAATAACTGAGCAGCCACTTTTGCCTGTGAACCTGATATTTGTTGACCAGAAAATGCGTTAGTTAAACCACCTACGGCACCAGTAATATCATTGAAAAATGGTGTAGATAGTTTCTTTAGTTGTGAAGCAGCTCTTTTTAACATTAATAAATACCTTTGTAATTATGTTAATATTTATATAGATTATAGGTGTATTATGGCGAAAAGTTATAAAGGGTTATATAGACCAACAAACCCTAAAAAATATGTTGGTAATGCCAATCAGATAGTGTACAGGTCGTTATTAGAAAGACGCTTTATGCGTTATTGCGACTTGAATGATGATATTATAAATTGGGCAAGTGAAGAATTACCAATATCATACTGGTCACCTATTGACAAAAAATGGCATAGATACTTTCCAGATTTCATAATCAAGACATCTAAAAATAAGAAGTTTATCATAGAGATAAAACCATCTCGTCAAGTTGGTAAACCAAAACCACCTAAAAAGAAAACCAAATCACACATGCGTGAACAATTTGAGTATATAAAAAATCAAGCAAAATGGTCAGCAGCTAAACAATATTGTGAAGATAAAGGTCTTGAATTTAAGATTATAACTGAAAAAGAATTAGGCCAATATTAACTAAAAAAGTTATATGACGCTCTATCGTGATAAGGGTCGATTGTTGTATTTAAATCAGTTGTTGTCATGTTGGCAGTTTTAATACTTGATACAGGATTACCTGAATTGTTTACAGATTGGTCTATATAAACTACCTCACCTTGTCCATCTGTTGTCTTATCTATTTGTGTTGTTTTCATCACCGTCTCTGTCACATCACCTTGAATATTCTCTGTTGTAATTTTTTTAATCTCATCACCCTCATTTGTGATATTGTCACCACCGCCACCTGCACTAGACATAACTTCATTAAACACTCTACTAAATGCCTCACCAGGACTTTCACCACCTGGCAACATTGCACCTGCAGCCGCTAAACCACCTTTTGCTAACGCTTTCATCATTGTACCAATAGCAAATATCTTTTCTTTAATAGATGTAAAGTCAAATGTAAATAATCCTTTAAACCAATTCCATGCTGACATTACAGGACCATCTTCGCCTAAAAAGAATTCTTTTAAACTAAATGGTTGGTCGGGGTCACCAAAATTAAATATATCTTTTAAGAAGTTTATTGCCATATCAAGAGGTGCTGATACTACCGTGAAGAAGAAATCTGCTACACCACCTGCTACGCCTTTTAAACCACCCCATATTCTATCAACATCAAGTGTAAATATACCCATTACAAAGTCAACAAGACCACCAATTACATCTGAAAAACTGCCTGTAAGATTTTCACCAAACTCTGAAATGTATGACCCTAGATTATCTAAACCTAAAAATGATAATGCCATGCCAACTAAATCTGTTATTAATCTAACGAAACTACCAATAAATCCATCAACAATACCAACAACTGCACCTCTAATACCATCTACAATAGAACCTGTCTCTTCATACTCTTTCATAAAACCACTTACACCATCAAATATACCAAGAATGATAGTCAAAGGTAAGAATAGTTTACTAACTGCTTTACCAAATGCCTTAAGCGGTCCTGTAATTTTAGCAAATGCACCAGCGCCTTGACCTGCAGCTGCACCGCCGCCAAATAATCCTGTTATTGCATTTTTGAAAGGAGCAAATACGGCAGCTATAGTTTTACCTGCCTCATCAATATTTTTAGTAATCATTTTCATTGTAGGACTTTGAAAGAAACCTTTTATTGGTTTCATCATGTCATCAAAGAATGTCACTACACCAGAAAATGGTGCTTTTGGCAACTTCATTTTGAAGTCATCAAACTTCGCAAGAATAGGTCCTGATATATTTGCCTTGAAACCTTTTGATAAGTTACCACCAAATACTTTCATGGCAGCTTTAAAATCATCAACTAATTTAGGACCGAAACCTAATGTAGATATAGTACCAATGCCTTTTGCAAAGGTAGCCATACCCTTAATTGATTTAATTTGTTGTGGTAATCTTAATATGTCTTCTACATTTAATGCTTTAGCAAAAGCGGCGACAGCAAATAGACCTGCAAGAGCAGGCATTTTTAATCCACCAGTTGCCTCTTCTTTACTAGGTAAAGCAAATGTTTGACCACCTGCCTCATCTCTTTTTTCTTTTCTTAACTCAGCAGCCTGACTTCTCTCTCTTGCGTAAGCGTCTTTATCAAACTGAAACATCTGTCGTAAGATGTCCATAAAACCTTGAGTATTTCTTTCGTTCTCTTTACCAATTGCTCTTAAATCTTCTAATATTGGTATTGAACCATTATCATTAGCTGCTACAGCGGCTGTACCACCTGTTAGAGCATTACCAACGGCCATTTGTGCCGATTGAATACTTGCAACTAAACTACCTCTAGTTTTACCTGTGTTCTCTGCCATTTTTATTTACTCTTTTTACTTGAACCTGTGTATAGACCAAACCAGGCAGCGCCAGCACCAACAACGATACTGATTAACCCACTTTGTTCCATAGTAGGCGCCTGTAAATTCATATACCATATTACACATTTGTATAATAAAATAATATACACGGTCAAGAACAATCTTGGAAATATTCTCCAAGCGTCAACAGCTCTTGCCATATGAATTATTTTTGCATATGGATTAGGACCTAAATCTTTTACAGATGTATCTACCTCTAAATCAACCTTAACCTTTTTACTGATTTCAGGTTTATCGGCAGGTACTACTATTTTATCTTCAGCCATTTCTTTTATTCCTCATTTGGCGTTCTTTCGCCTTTTCGTTTTCTTCTTTTATATGTTGCACTAGAAGATTAACATATATCTCCCTCTCCCATGGCACCATATTTTCTAGTTCACTCAAACTATATTTATGATGTTGCATTAAAGCAAAGTTGACCTGGAAATGATTTTCTAGGTTGTCATGTGAGAGGGCGACCCGAAAAAATCTTGTAGCCCGCTCAAAACTACTTTACTTTTCACTTTAGTTTTAGGATTCTCTACCTCAATCTCATGTTTGAGTTTTGGCATAGTTGTAAAAAATGTCTGTATTTTGTTAAAGTGTTCACTTGTTAAACTCTCTACAAAAGCATTCATTTCTTCAACTGAATAATCCCCAGCATTATGTACCTCTTCACCATTATAAATTTGATAGATTGATTTGCTGATGATATCAAACAATTGTTCAGTTTTCATGTTAGCTGCGTCCATAGCAGGGTCGAAATCTTCCATAGTAGGATATTTCATCAACATTTTAATTTTATCATTGACTTGTATTTCGTTGGTGTGACTATCATCTACTTGCACCTCAACATTTGTCAAATCAACTTCTACATTTGCAAAAGTTTCGTTGTCATCTGGACACTTAACTTTTAGTTTTGCTACCTCACCAACTGATTTAGCTCTTATCTGTAAAAAGATATATTCTAAATCAAAGGTAGGCATTTTACTCACATTGATAGTACCAAATGTACAAGCACTAACAATTTCTTTCAACGCACTCTGAATTTGTTTATTGTCATTAGATTCCATAGCCATCAATAAAATCTTTTCTTCTTTTACAAGAAAAGGTCTATATTTGACTTTAGTATCTTGACTTGGTAAAGTCAATTCATATGTCGCTGTTTCTAATATAGGCAATGCCATAATATTACTCCTTGATTATTAAATAAATGGTGGAAATACTCTTCCACCTGTTATACGACCTATTGGGGCATTTCTCTTAATTTGACCCAATACATCACGACCAACTCTTTTCAATTCTGGTGGTAATTTATCTAAAATGCCACCAAACAAACCAAAGTTTTTTGCCGTCTTAATCGTAGGTACATCACCCATTTTTGCACCTATCGTTGCACCATTAATTTGGTCAGTTGTTAAATTGTACCAATTTCTAAAGTTAAATGTAATTGGTAAATTGTGAGGTTGGTCCGTAGTACCATATGCGTATTCAACACCACCTATTACTTGAGGATAGCATTCTAATAGTCTTACGCCGTAGGTAATTCTGTCTCTGTCGTCATTACTTTCAAACGACCCTAATTGATATATGTCCATGTGACCAATATAGTCATCATAAAATCTCATATTGTGGCTATTTGTATTCATAATTAACTTTTGCCACTCTTCAAAGAAAACTCTTTGTCTTAAAAATTTGTCTGCATAAAATGTCATCTCAACGGTACCTGGAAAACTATATGCGTATGGCATTTCTCTAGCAGGTCCGTATGTCATATGTGAAGTAGTATTAATATCTCTACTAGGCATAGTCACCTTATTACACATCATTGAAACATTTTGTTGTAATTCTTGTTGGTTGTAATCTTGATAAGTTTGGTATGGTGGTGGACCATATGTCTCTTGCTTTCTACCTACATCACCTAATTTATATTTTTGAGGCATGAAAAATCTAACAACATATCTTGTTGGTCTTGCAACACCTTCGCCTTGATTGATAGCAGATATAAATTTACCCATAGTGGATTCTGGATTGCCACCTGGTTTTCTCTGTAATCTAGGGTCGCCTTCAACATTATCAAGTGACCTATCTCTAGGGAAACCTAATCTAATATCAAAGTTACCTATTCTACGACCACCTCTTAAAATTGCCATTAGTATTTACTCCTACTATCTGCAAATACTTTACCTAAACTTGCCTTTTTAAATTGTGCTACAGGTAAATTAATTGCAATTGCCATCTCGTCTGTATTAACTCTTAAAAAATTACTTCTTACTTGTTTGTACAAATACCTTTTGATTGCAGCTTTTGTAAAACCTACACCTTTGATATCATCATATGACACCTGTAATCTTGTAGATTTATCAAACTTACCATTACTTGCGTATCTCTGCAATTCAGATAAAAACTTATATCTTGCACCATACGGTAGATAGTGAAAATTCAATCCTATGAAACCACCTGAAAAGGTTTCTAAAGGCAATACTAAAGGGAATATATCATAGAAAGGCAATTTGCCTTTTGTTTTAGGGTCATAAAAAAACAAGTTCATACGACCACCACTTGGTCTACCAATCAATTTACCACTAGACATCAATTTACTAGCAGTTGCCTTATTTGTTATTAATGAGGCTGCATTCCTATACCAGGACTGCGATTTGAATTGGCCATCTTGTAAATCTATTAGTGGTTTAAAAATATTTGCCATACCACTATTTATACAAAAAAAAGAGGCCGCTACAAGGAAACAAGTAGCGACCTCCTATGTGCTTTTTACGAAGCCTTATAGAGAGAGATAGGTTAATCTTCGTCTGCTAGTTTCGAAAAGTATGACATTGTGTCATCATCATCATCTAAAGACGGAGATTTTTCTTCGTTTGCACTTGGCACGGCAGTTTCGGTTTGCTGTGGTGGGAGGTCTACAGCGGCAACCGTTGTCGTGCTTCGTGAAGTACCAGCAATTACCCTATTCAGTTTCTCTTTGAGTTCATCATAGGTCTTGAAATTGGTAGTATCCACGAATGGGTTTAGAGGATATTGTTTCTCCCAAATAGCTTTGATTTCATCATCACTAGTTTTGATTTGAGAAACACCCTCAAATTCTGATTTATCATAGTTCCAGTAACCATCAACTTTTCTGATTTTCAGTTTAAAGTTTGCACCTTTCCAGAAATCAAATGGGTTGATAGGACTTTCATCTTCAAAAGCAGGTTGCATTGCCTCTGTAATCTTGTCAAAGATTTTTTTACCAAACTTGAACAAGAATACTTTACCCTCATTTTCAGGATGTTTAGGGTCAGATACAACAAAGATATTAGAATAGTATGATAACTTTCTTTTTCTCTTTCTTGCAATCTCTTTGTCACTATCAACACCAGAATTCCACAATCTAGTGTTCTCTTCAGACACCGGGTCTTTCTGATTTAAAGTTGTTAGTGAGTTCTCGATATACCAACCACCTTTGTCTTGAAAGGCATGAGACCATACTCTTTGCCATGGCATTTCTTCGCCATTAGAGGCAGGTAAAAATCTAATAACAGCATAGCCATTACCAGTTTTATCCATCTCTGGTTTCCAGAAACGGTCATCTTGATATTTATTTTTGTTTGCTTGGTCCTCAGGATTGAGGTTCTTTTCTAACGCTTTGGTTAGTTTGTCAAAATTACTTGACGAGGTCTTTAATGTTTCGAAATCCATATTAGTTCTCCTATATTTTCGTATTTCGTATTTGTGTTACCTGTATAATCGGTATCGTTATTATTTATACAACTTTTATAAGTTTTGTAAAACATTTTCTGCATTACTCACTTCGAAAGGGTCAGTTGTACAATTGTCTTGGAAACCAGGTTCTTCATATAGTTTTTCAACCACACCATCATTTATCACAGCAGCGTATCGCCATGACCTGTATCCAAAACCCTTGTCGTCTTTCTCGACAAGCATACCCATGCCTCTAGTAAACTTACCTGAGCCATCTGGTATTAGTTTCACTTTCTCTACGCCTAGGTCTTTACCCCAAGCATTCATTACAAAAGCGTCATTAACTGATATACAATAAACTTCATCTATGCCTTTATTTTTAAAATTGTCATAGTTTTTTTCGTAATCAGGTAATTGGTGTTCAGAGCAAGTTGGTGTAAATGCACCAGGTAGTGAAAACAATACTACTCTCTTGCCTTTGAAGAAATCATTTGTATCTTTCTTGACCCACTCGCCAAGCACTCTACATTTAAATTGTACATTAGGTATTTTTCTCATCATATTCCTTATTCTTTTTTGCCCATTCGCTAGCACTCATACCTTTAGGTAGCGAGGCTTTAATTAATTTCTCTCTCATGGTAACACACCATGATTGTATCTTATCTAATATATTTAATAATAATGTATTCATAATAATTTGTCAAGCGTCCTTCGTGGGATTAGTTGGAACGCACCCACAAGCTTCCGGGAAGAGTCCATCTATGTTTAAGATAGTCCCTACTTACAACTACCCTTGGTGTCTTCAGCCATACGGCCATAACCCTCCAAGAATATGCCTTACAACCTCTTAATTGTTGTTCAGCCAGAAGGAAATAAGTGTTTCGAATACACCTATTCTTTACGCTTATATACAATATACTACAAATTGAGTATATTGTCAAGCCTGGAATAGTCAATATAATTAATATTAGGGATACCATTCCATTCTAAAACTGGTTGTGTTGTTTTGTCATTCTCATTATATGGCGCCTGTACCTTGAAAAACTGAATATTAGGGTACATTTTGAACAACTCCAACCATTGTTTAATCCAATTGATACATGGTGTTGGTTGGTGTTCAGCAGTCACATAATGTTTGGTAGACTTATACATGTTATTCACATGAGCATTACTAGAAAATAGGTCATGTCCTAACATGAAGACATAACTAGGTTGTTCTCTTTTACATGCGATATAACCACTTGTCGGACCAGCAGCCCAACCTAAATCTTTAAATTCTTCGCCTTGTTGCATATAATCTACAAGTGATGTAGTTTTATCTAATTTTGGGTCAACATAACTGACATATATATTCGATTGATTTACATTCTTTTTCTCTCTTGTACCATCTTTTTTGATTATATCAGCAACGCCTTTAATAGTAGAACCATGGAGAACAAATTGTGTTGTTTCTTCAGTTCTATTATTTTCTACCATAAAACCGTTTTCTCTCATATAGTTCATCTCACTATCTTTCATGCCGGCGTCTGTAATCATACTATCAAATGCCATGATAGGCATTTTAGTCCAGTTTCTAAAGAAACATGGTACTTGATATGCTAAACCTTTATGAAATATCTCATGCATAATACCATTGTCAACACTTGTAATAACATCTGGCATAAAATCTCTTGTCAATGCATTACAACCATATAGTTTACCATGTGGTCGGTATTTTTCTAAATCAATACCTCTACGACTTTCAGCATTACCTATACAAAATACATTCATTAATTATAACTCGCATATACCACAAACACCAAGGCCATAATAAAACAAACAACTAGAACATGATTGCCTAGATTTAAAATACTTTTACCTACCGTGTGTGGATTTTTAGGGTCTATAAACTTATTCATTTTTTCTTTTTCATCCATTTATGCCATACATCTTTCATTTGATTATACGACCTTTCAAATTTATTGTTTGATATTATTGTATGAATAGAATAGTCTTTCATAAACTTTTCATCTCTACCTCTTTGTGTCATTTTAACTTGGTCATCTTTAACCAATATTAATTGTGCTACAGGTGTACCGGCAGGTATAAAAAATTTACCAAATTTTATAAATGCTAAAACTGCATTTATTTTTGGTATGCCATATTGGTCATTATATGCACCAGGCATAGCAACAAACATATCATTATCTAAATGTGCTGGGTGTAATTGTAATAGTTTATAACCTAGAGGTATTTTTACACACCATGGTGTATTGATTTTTACTAATGATTTAAACCAATTTTTTGGCCAGTTCTTTCTAAAATCTGTATATGCCATTTCTGTATGCATACCTACGGTAATCTCTGCTGTATGGTCACTTGCTTCTAAATCGTCCATAGGTGTTGTCCAGTTCACACCATCTTTAGTTACCTCTAGTTTGATATCTTGGTGAGTTCTTACTACCCAACCCTCATTCTTAATATTAATAATACCAGGACATCTACTAGTATGTTGTATATTTTCTTTTTGATAATCTATTGCTTTGTGTTTTGTTAAACTACCATCTTTACGATATGCTTTTGCCATATCTAACATCCATTGATGTTTATATTCTTTGTATGGTATAATAGGCATAGTTTCTTCTACACCTCTAATTAACGATACAAATTCTAAAGTGGTATCATGCAATTTGAACATGTTGTCAACTCTGTTAAAATTCCTATTAATAATACGGTAGATAATATAGCATTAAGGAATATTAATGCACGGTCATGCCATAGAAAACCTACTATCAACCAACCTATTGTACCCATAAAACTAAAGTACAAATCAAACATATGCGAAAAATCAGCAGCTCTAAAACAAACTGCAATCATCAACATAATACTGGCTACCCATTTTATATACCAAGATAAATCATATCTAGGTGTAATCTTTTTGAATACTCTACTACTATTCAGTTCCTTTATCTTATCATTCAATTTCTTAACTTTCTCAACCATTATATATTTCTTTCATTGTTAATTTCGCTTGTGTCAAATTATATTTCACAAACGGAGACATCTTGTCTAACTTCTCATTTATTTTTGGCCAAACCACTTTCTCCTCAATTTGTTTAGACCATCTTTTACTAAAACCCAAAATCTTATTAATTTGATATAGAGTTTGGATATTAATTTTTTTCTGCAAATATAACCGTAAAATTCTAGGATGTTGTCCGCCAACCACATTGAAGCCATCATCAAAAAGAAGAGACTTGTTATCAAGGTCATTACGAATAGATACACAATCGTTCCGAAAATGGTATCCAACGCCATTCTTATATTTTGTCCAAGTGAGGTAGTTTTCGTGTCCATCATTATTTAATAAATTACCAACCCACTTATTACTATCAACAATAAAATTACTAACAAAGTAATCAAGTATTTCTCGTTCATTATATCTTTTAGAAAGTTTATGAAAAAAGTACCTATCATGTCGTTTTGTAAATGTTTCTAGTTTTACCGTTACCTTTCCATCATATTTAGCGTAATCATATGATTTGGTAGTGAAGTGATTTTTAACTGCCAAATAAATTTTATATACTTCAAATCCACCATACATCATATTCTTCTTCTTCTAAAATATCTACGCCATAATGCTGACCTTGTCATAGACACCACGGTAAATATTAAAGCAATACCCATACTATCAAAAATACTAGGGTGTAAATCAAATAGAGGAAATATTAATAATTGTATAAGAACAGCTAATATAAAACCACTACCTACATCTACTACGCTTTCAAATATATCTCTAGTCATTTATTTTGTATTCAAAATTTTGTGTCTCATCATTAATATGCACCTGTTTAGCACCATTTCTTATATGAAAATGTGTTGCCATTGGTGTCAAAGGTGATAGAGTTACCAATCTTTTGAAGTGATTATTTTTTGCCCATTCACCTAGTTTTCTAATTATTTCTTTACCTGCACCTCGTTTTCTTGACCATACGGTATATGCAATTACAATTTCGCCTCGCTGACCATCTTGATTAGCTGCTTGTGACATGTAATCCATTTCTCTTACGGTAAATGGTACTTCAGGACACAATGCAATACAAACAATCGCTTCGATTTCATTCTCATATTTCAAACCAAATATCTTACGACCATTTGTAATTCTAAAACCAAGGGTCAGCTCAGGTCTTACCGGGTCTTCGGATACATCAATGTCATCTAGTTCAACTAGTTCAGTACCTTTTACCCACTTAAAAAAATCATCAACACTATCTTTAAACTTTTTCATCTAATAAATGCCTCGTACATATAGGAAAATGGTCTTTCATATGTTTTGCCATTTGTCCTGTTATCATTCTTGTTTCTTCTTGCGTATCTTCTTTGTTTCTTAAATTACATACACGAGCAAATGCATAAAGACTACCAGACCAGTACCACTCTGTCATCATATTTTGAGGTAATACCATTCTAGCCATCTCTGGTGCTATATCACTCTTTAACATATCTGTATATAATTCTTTTGCACTCTTAACAAAGTCTGTAATATCATATTCAACTTCTTCATCACCTGAGCCTTGTTTTTTATTTTCGGCACGGTTTCGCCACATAAATGGCACATAAAATTCTGGTTCATCATCTACATATCTACGACTAACTTCGTTCCACACCAAACCAACTTGGTGTTTTACCAATTGTCTTGCTACAAATATAGGTGCTTTGATTAGAAATTGCATTGAAGCATGACCAAATGGTGACCAATGATTATGCTTTGCTAGATACTTGATTAGTTTCTCGTCTTTATCATCAAAGACATCTTTTCTTTTTGCGAATGATACTCTAGCTGCATTTACAACCGTTATATCACTACCCATTTTATCTATTAATGATATGTTCATAATTTTTCCTTATATAATCTAATAATTGATAGTTGTAGGTATTATCCCAACCATAAACATCTATCATACATTTAACCTTATCTGATTTCAATTGGTCTATTATATATGTATAGTTGCCTGTACTCAATGCTTTTATTGTATTCAATACTAAATCAGCATGGTCACTCTCAAAATAATCTTTATCTAAAGTTGACAAACTAGTTCTTTCATTAAAGAAAGTTCTCATTATCTCGCCAATGTGTTGCACCTTTTCAATATTCTGCATAAAGACTTCTATGCTTGTATTGTTGTATGACCAACCTAATAATTCATTCTCTTTAAATTTCTCTTGCCAATTATCATCATAGTTGATATGTAAATTAAATGCTTCTTGTATTCTTTTGTCAAATAAATGTTTAGTGATATATTCGTACCACTCATGGAATTCTGCCTGACAAGCACCTTTTACTAATTCTATATATTTCTTTTCAAAACTTTTATCATTTGTTTTTAGGTAATTTGCATAATGTAATTCGAAGTCATTTGTAGGTTGTTTCTCTTCATTGAAGTTATGCATTGTTTTAGATTGTTCTATGATGTGTGATAACTTGGCGAACATGTCATCTGATATATTTGGTAGATAATGTAAAATTTTATTCATACTGGTAACTTACCTGACTTCTTCACTTTAAGCATATTTGCTTCAATACATTCTTGTTCTATCTTCTCTTTTAGAGCCTTGGTTAATAATCTACCTGCTTGCTCTGGTTCTACCTCATTCTCTGAACAATATAGAAGTATAGTGTCCATATAAGATATGGGTTTCTTCTTTATATATAACTTTTCTATGATGAGGGAAAATTCTTTTGAGTTCATTCTATATAATATATCACTTTTATTGTTATTTGTAAAGTGTGGATTGTTTCTGTTTCGAAGTACAATCCACAAAACTCAAAGCAGTATTAAGCTGCTAATGCAAAGTTATTATCGTTTGCGTTTAATTAGCATTTAAGGTTGCCACCTATCAGCCTCTTACAATTTTCTCAGCACCTGTCGAACCTACCACACCCCCCATAA